ATGAGATAAAGCGCCTGTGCGTGGCGCTCTCGCCGCTCTCAGGGTTATAGGTCACGATGTTCTCGGACCCTTCGGCGCGGATCGTCGGCAACAGCTTATCCCACGCGCTGGCGCTAACGCCCTCGGCCTCATCAGTCCAGTTGTCTAGGATTTGCGCCTTGGACTTGATGCTGTCTAGGTTGTGCCGCAGGCCAGCAAAGGCAAACGCAACCCGCTTGCACTTGGTGCGAACATATCTCTCGCCAATGTCAAAGCGGTCGAGCATCCAGCCGTGAGCGCGGATCGCCGCCTTAATCTCCTCAAGGCTAGACTCCTCAAGGCTGTTGAGGTGCTCTCGGCTTGCAAGGATTACCCCGTGCCGCCCATGAGAGGCGTGCAGTAACGCCCTGTGCGCCGAGTAGACCGCAGCCCCTCGCGTCTTGCCTGAGCCTCGACCACCTGGGAATACCCGATTGCGCGCGGGCTTGGCAAAGTTTTGCGCCATCCGCTTGGGGATACGGATTTCATGCTGCGTCGGGATCATCAGGGTCCACGCCCACGAAGGTAACGCCGATCGGCGACATCGTGCCATCGGTTGACTTGTGGTCAACGTTCTCGGTGAACATCGCCATGTGCTTTCCCAGCGCAACAACTGACGCGACGCGGGCGGCGTGAGACGAGCCTTCGCCCTCGCGCTCGGCCTCAATCACAAGGCGGCGCAAGACGTAATCTTGCGTTACCTGCGTGCGCTCCTGTTGTTTTATCTGCCCGTCGGCAATCGCGGCTCTAACTTCAGGATGCTTCAACAGCGCCGAGCCTTGGGCATACGAGGTCTTGGGGCTGTAGCCTGCCCGAAGTGCCGCCTGCGTTGCATTGCGATCAATGAGGTATTCTGCGGCGAAGATGGCCTGCTTTTCGTTCATGGTTCCTCCAATGAAAAAGCCGCCCCCCGCGTTGGCAGGAGGCGGCAGTCGCAGGAGGAGACGACAGGCACATGACAACCCGACAAAGCCAATGTCGCACGGGTCGCGCGGGCGGTCAAGCGTCGTCGTCGCCCGGCTCCCAGTCGTCTAGCTCCGTGTCAGAGTCCTCCTCAGCGGAATCCCAGATCAGCCCCTCAGCGGAGCTATACATGCCGCCGCGCAGATAGCCCTCAAGGATATCTCGGTCGTCGCCCCTCATATTCATGGCGTCGGCGGTCGCCCGTAATTGCACGGCTCTTTTTTCACCATGTGTCATTCGCTATACTACTCCTCGCATTGGTCGGGATCGTAAATCTTTTGCATGATCTCGTGCTTCGCCATCTCTAACGCGCCCAGCGCTTCAAAGCCGGTCACGCCGCCCTCAGCGCTATAGATTGCATCCATGATTGCCGCTAGGAGCGCGTCCGGGGCACTCTCGCCGTCTCCCGTGATAACGCGCCACGGGCCAATCGTCACCTCATCCGCCATGCATCAAGCTCCCTTTGACCGCTGCAAACAAGCAGGCTCAAGGGTAACGGGCCGACCGGCTGCGGCGTGAAACCCCTTCACCACGGGCGCGGTCATTTCCAAAAAGGTGAGGCACGCCTGGATGGTTGGCACTTCGATGATGTCAACGGCGGCGACCACGCGGCACTGCGTCGGGTCGGCGACTAAGCACATGATAAACATCGGGATAAACATTAGGCGATCTCCTCCATCAGCGCAATTTCCGCCGCGATGGCGTCTCGCATAATCTCCAAACGCCGCTGCTTCGCATACATGCCATTAACCGCCCAAACTGCAATCCATGCCGCGCGAATAATCCGACCGCGCCCATCGGTCATTTGCCTCGTAAACTCGCTTGGCGTAAAGTCAGGCTCGTCCATGCAGGCGAGCTTTACCGGCTCCAGCACCATCGTCTTGAGCAGGTCATCCGCGTAAAGCAGGGCCTTGCGCAAGTCCTGCAACTCCTCGCCCTTCAGGTGCGCACGCATCACGTATTTTACGACATTCGAAAGGTTGGCGCACAAGCGGCGCGAGAGGTGTATCACCTCAATCGGATGAGAAGTGTAGTGCGCCGGGGACGTTACAGGGTCGTTCATTTAGAATCATTCAGATAAGATCGCCGCAGGCTGAACCCAGCGATGTTTACTTGATCTAAACATTCGCACCTTTTGCTGTATTCCCAACTTGACATAGGAATTTCCCCGCGCAGTCTACGCATCGTAGAAACCGCGTTTATTGAATCAGAATAGGAAACCACGTCCGGGCATTGAAGCCCGTGCTTGCAAAAGGCTTCGCGCAGCATCATGAGCGCTGTTCCAATGTCGTTTTCAATGTCAGTCATTTTCTCTTTCCCATTGCCCACTCGCTACACCGCTGCCACCAGCCGCGCGCCACCGGCGCAACATCCGCAACGACAGCCGACTTCCTCGCATCGCTCAAGATCACCTGCACCGCGTTCGCGACTGGCACGCCCTGCTCAAGGGCCATATCCTCAATCCAGGCGAGGCCCTTGCGCCATTCAGGCGTGAGGCGCTGCAGCGCGGCGTGGTGCATCATCCACAGATACGCCTCAAGGCGATCCACGAGGTCGAGCCGGTCGCTCGGCTGATACCTGATTCCCATGGCGTCAAGCGCGGCGGCTTCGATGCTCACGAGCATCAGCGCAAGCTCGGGGTTCGCCCGCTTGGCAGGTGACGGCACGTCGCCGGTGGCGATCTCACCGAGGTCGTGCGCGATGCAGGCCCAAAGCAATTCAGCGTCACCAGGCCAAAGCGCATGGGCGATGATCGCCGCAGCCGCCCCGTGGTGGCCTAACGTCTGGCCCGACTGGTTGAGGTGCGGGTTTACGTGCCAGCGGCGAACCATCGCGGCGAGATAGGCGTCGTGGGCGTTCATGTTCTCCCCTCCTTTTTTGGCCAATCGGCGGGCCGGTGACCGTCAAGATATGCCCGGATCAGCCGCACCATGCGGACTGCGGGAACTCGGTGCGTGCTGTGGTTTGGGTCGGACTCCATGCGCCTAACCGTGCGCGCCTCCACATTTAGCATTTTGGCAAGCTCGGCTTGCGTGAGGCCCAGCGCGAGCCGGGCCGCTCTGATTTCGGTGTGGGTCATTCCGCGTCGCGCCACCAAGTTTCGTCACTCCAAATGCGCTTGAAATCGTCCGCGCTGCCGGAGCGTGTGGCGATCCGCGTCGCCTCGTCCTTGCTGATGTCGTAGGCACCTGCCCAATCGACGGTCCGGCAAACGCCGCGCGCGATAAGTTTTGCGCTCATTTCGTGCAGTGTCATGTCGCTATCTCCCTGCGTGCCGGGGCGTGCTGCCCCGCTGAAACCAACATGGGGCAATCGCCCCCGGCGCGCAAGCTTTTATTTGGCTAAATCCGGCTCCCCGCCCCGTGCCAATCCTCGTCCACAGCGTGCGGCGATCGGTCGTCAATTGCACTGAGGCAGTCCTCGCGGTAGGCGTGGCGTCGCGCCGCAAATGCGGAGTATGCCGCGCCCGCCTTTGTGAGCGCCCCCACAGCCCCGCTAGTCTGGGGTGCTACCCCTGCCGCCTCTAGGTGACTAGCTGCCGTGTGGCCCAGGCTCACGCCGTGCAGGCCGGTCATAACGCCAGCCACCTGCGGGCGCACTGCGGAATAGGTCACGCGGTGCCCGCACGTGTCGCGGTAGCTCGGCGGGTGGATCACCGCGAGGCCAGCGGCGGCGAGCGTGTCGATGAACGGGCGCGCGCGTCCGATTTTCAGCCCGACCGCTTTGCAGATTGCGCCTTCCGTTGGCGGGGTGGGACATTGGCGGAGGTAGGCGAGGATGGCTGCGGGGTAATCGGTCACGACAATACCTCCATCATTTTGCGGTTTTGCTCCCAATTCCCCGTGAAATTGCCACGCCACGCGCTGTTCATTCCAACGCGGGCTTGGTGCTCAAACGGGGACCAATGGCCTTCATCAGCCAGCATCTTGGCGAGGCGCTGATTTGCCTCTGGCGTCGCCCTGCCCCCGTCGTGGCTGTCGTAGCTGATCCGCGCACAGCACGCGGCGGACTCGTCGGGATAGCCGCTGTCGCCATACGGCAGGTGCCAATTGCCAATGCCAAGCTCGCGCGGATTGCTTGCCGCCATCGCATCGCGGATCGCTCCGGCAAGCTCGCGGATTGCCACCTGCGAGTGCGCGTCGAGCCGCAGGCCCTCCCAGTTTTCCCAATCCGTCGCCGTCATAATTGACGTAACGTAAGCGAACGGCTCAAGAAGGCGGTTTGCGTCTTCTTTTGCGTTGCCCCGCTTCGCCATTTTCCGCGCGCGGCTGAGGTTAAATCGCATGGCATCTAGCCAATCCTCGCGCGATTCATCGGCGTCCTCGTCGCTCATAATTTCCCCTGGCTGCATTCCGCGATCCGCTGCGTAGTGCCACGAGGTCGGGATATACGGGTCAGCCTCGACCGCGCTAATCAAACGCTGGATCGGGATTGCGCGAGATGAAGCATCGGATCGGCTTATATCGCCCCAGCCGCCTTCGTCGGTCTTGCTGATGATGCGATGCGTGTTGCGCTGCGCGAGAATAATATGCGGGAAGCGGACCTTGAGCGAGGTCAGGCGCGGGCAACCTGACGCAACGCTGTCGGCGAGCACCTCGGCCCACGTGCCGGTTTTGGGCGTATTGCGGGGTTCGGTCATGTTGTGATCTCCCAAGGCGCGCGAGGCAAGCTCACACCGTTTTTTTCAATCTCGGCGCATACTGAGCGCGCCGTCCGGGCTGTGTAGCGGGCGCCATCGTTCGGGCCAAATGTTTCGCGCGTCAATCGTGCGCGTTCCAGCAGCCACGTCAGGCAATTTTGAGCGGCGGGAATCCCTCCGTTCGCGTGGCTGGCGAATAGCTCACCGGCAACGTCCCTCACTGTAGCGCCTGGCCGCGACGCGACGTAGGCCAGCACCGCGTCAGCAACCGGAGACGCCAACTTGCGGCGCGCGGTCATGCTGCGGCCCCGCCGACTTCCGCCATGCCGAGCGGAGTGATCTTGTAAACATACATTTTCACGGCGTTTTGCGGATAGCCGCGTGTTAGCAGGCCCTCCACAACCAGCGACCGCAGGACTGACGTATAGCCCTTTATCGCCGGGAGCTTTTGCAAGACGTCGCCAGCCGTCCGGCCTCGGCCATCGCTGAGGAGCGTTAGGATTTTGCCCTCGTCTAGCGGGGCCGCCTCGATGGCCCGTCGCCGCGCCTCAATTTGGTCCGCTGTCCGCTTGGGCGCGTGCCGGCCCGAGACCGGCGCGGGCGCGTGCTTAACCTCTGCCACCACCGCGCGCGGCTTGCGCTGTTCAGCGGCGACCGCAGCGCGCCCGGCTGGCGTTGTGGCGTAGAGGTCGGCCACCCGCTCGATCCAGCCCAGCGCGACTGCGGCGGCGAGCGCGTCGGGGATTGCCCGGCGCTGCTGGGTGATTCTGATGGACAGGTCGCCAAGCGTTGACCAGCAGGCATTGCGCCCCATTCCCGCCGCGTCCCGCTCATGGATTCGCAGGGAGACGGTGACGAGGAGGGCGGCGGCGTTGGGGGCGGGATTGATTGTCATGTTCATCTCCTATTCAGAAGGGTATCGTGTCTATCTCGGCGAACTTGCCCCGCGTCGGCGGCCTCGCCACAACGTCAGCGCCGGGAAAAAGGCGTTGCGCTTCTCCGAGCAATGCAAGCCCGCCCGCTTTGTTTAGAAGCGCGCTTGCGGCGTCGGCGAACGTGTAGATCGCCACTCCGGGGCGCAAGGTTTCGGCGCGCTTCCAGTCGGCGGCGTCGGCTATCAGGCCGATGGTCTGGCCTTCGTATTCGACCTCATGAATTGCGACGGGCGACGCTAGCCCGGCGGCAGTGCAATGCGCGTCCATGATCTCTAGGGCGCGCATCACGCGGGGCGTCACTGACTGGACACCGGCGACGTCGTTATCGTCAAGGGCCTTGTTGAGCGCCTCCACCAATTCCCCGTATCTCGACAGGATGGACCGATATCCTTCATGGCTTTCCGGTGGGACGTGGGCGGGCGGCGTGACGGGCAGGATGCCCGTCAGTCGGTCAATGCCCCACTTATCGTCAAGAGCGCTGTGGAGCCGATCCAGAGGCGCAAGGATCATATCGCATCGGATCATGCCCGCGTGGTCAGACGCGCCGGGGACTATGATCCGATCATCAGCCTTGCGGCGTCGGCGTGGGTGCGGCGTGGTCATGCGAGCCTCCTGATTGTCGTGTCTTTCGTTCCATCGTTCCATCCACCCCCGGCCCTAAAGGGCCGTGGGGAGTGGAACGGGAGACGCTGTTGGCAAAGTGGAACGATTGGAACGTTCAGGACATTTGCGTTTGCGGTCATGCGCTTAACCTCTGTTTTCGGGTCCATCGTTCCAGGTGGAACGGCGGAACGTTCCAGTGGAACGATGGGGGTCATTTAGGGGGTCTGGAACGTTCTACCTTTTTTCCTTTGCGTTCATGGCCTTAGACGATTTTCGGCGATTTTGGCATGTTTGGGTTTCCCCAAAATTTGAGCCTTCAATTTCACGCGTCTGGCGCTCCTGCGTCACCGTTCCTGATCTCGTCAACGGCCTCCTCACCCTTCGCGGTGAGCTTCCATTTGCGATGCCCTCGGGCGATTAGCTTGTCCTCTCGCAGCTTCATAAGCAGACGCTGGAGCGTTGATTTTTGCGCCTTGCCGTCTTGAGTGATTAGACGCAGGTCAATGCACCGGCTCGCAACAGATTGGCTGGGGCTGTCTGCCAAGCTCAGGAGAAGCGCGTCCTCGCGCCCCACGGCCTCGCTGGCAAGCTCCATCGCGCGCATTTGCAGCACTGGCGAGGCGATCACGCTGGGCATAAGCACGCCCCTCTTGTCGATCACGCGCACGCTCGTGGCGGTCGTTAATTCCATCTGCACCGCCTCAAATTCGGGGCCGCGAATCTTGCCCTGCCAGTGCAGCGACATGATGCGTTCCTCGCGCCATACCGTCAGATTCCCGTCCACCTCGTTCAAGAGCGACGATCCGCCTTTCGGCGTGAGGTTGTTTTGCGTCGCGTTTTTGACCGGGTGCGCTGGCATAAGCACGGCGGGGCGCGACGGCAGGGCAGTCAGGGACCGCACGACACGGGCGAAGTCGAGCGCTTGGGCGTTGCTGTTTTCGTCGTCCCCGTCAAAATAAGCTGCGAACGTGTCAACGATAACCAGCGCGAGGTCTGGCAATTCGGCGGCGGCGGCGCGCAGCCGCGCCATATCCTGACGGATTGAGAACGTGCCTGGCACAAAGTGAATGCGGCAATCCTCGGGGCGAATGCGCGCCGCTTCGAGCGCGATGATTACGCGCGCCCGCACGTCGTCGGGGTTTTCGCCAGCGAGGAAAAGCACGCTTCCCGATTCCGTATCAAGGTCGCAAAACGGCTCCCCTTCGCTGATCGCGCTTGCCATGTATAGCGCTGCGGCGGTCTTGCCGTGGCCTGTCGGCGCGGTGAGCGTGTAGAGCCGCCCGCGCTGCAAAATGCCATCTATCAGCCACTCGGGCGACACAAAGCCCGCGATAAAGTCCGCTGCGCTTTGAATGCGCCAAGTGTCGGCGGGCGCGGCTGTCGGCGCGTCAAAGTCGCTTGAAGGCGCGGGGGCGTCCGGCATTGGCGCATGGTCAAAGGCGCGGGCCTGCGGCGGCTCTGGCGTCCAGCCCTTGCGGCGCGCGCCGTCGATTGCGGTCTGCACTTCGCGCGCGGTGTCGTCGCCGGTATAGCCCGGCATTGTGAGCGGTTGCGTGAGCGCGTGAATTTCGGAGTCGGCCAACCCGCGCCCGACGTATGATGCGATCAACCGGATAACGTTGTTATGCCACTCGCTCCCCGCCTCGATGCTGGCGCGCGTGGCGTCACGGTCCAGCCCCGCGCCATGGTCGCCCATGTTGAACGCGAACATGCCGTCAGGCGCAGCCTGTGGCGCTGCGGGGGCCGCTTGCTGCGATAGGGTCGGCTGCGCTTGCGGCCATACTCGCTGAGCGCGCTCAAACGGGATCGGGCCGCGCTCGTCGCTGTATTCGGTGCGCAGCGCCGTGCGCTCCGGTAGGTATCCGCGCTCGCGCTTTTTATCCGACGGCCACGACACGGTTCCGGCCACCCGCATGATGCGGCTTGGGTTGACCACGCTCGGGTCGCTTGAAAAGTGCCGCGCGATTGCCTGTTGCGTATCGCGCCACGCATCAAGCGCATAGACGGGTTCAGTCAGTTCCCAATAGACGTGAACGCGGGTGTCTGGAATTGTGCCGGTAATGACGGCGGCGGTATGCTTTGGCCCCTCCCAGCGCAGGACGTTTGCGCCTGACGCTGCGTCGTCGCAATCGGCCCAAAGGAAAAACGCGGCGAGAATGTCGGCGTCGCTTGCGGCGCGGCCTGACGCGTTATCGCGGATTGGGTTTCGCACGGCGTAAATGTTGCGCGCGTAGCCGTTCATCTGCGCGACCCACGCTGTCGCGTCGTCAATGTCGCTCGGCCTGAAATGCGCGATTGATGGCTTGCCGTATGAATCGAACGCGCGGATTTCGAGCCAAGACGGCGCGTTAAGCTCGC